TACTAGATGTTGCAACAGAAGTTGCAGCAGGTCAAGATGTTCCTAGTACAATTACTATTCCAAGAGGAGCTAAATTCCAAACATCAGTTCAAGGTATTACATATAGATTTGTTACTTTGGATGCTCATACAGCAACAATAAACAATAATAAGTTTACATATAATGATGTAGAGATAGCTGAAGGATCATATAATTCAATTAAATACAGAGTTGATAATGATATACAAATTCAAAAACATCAGATCCCACATAAAAATGTAGATACTACTTCTATGCGAGTACGCGTACAGGCGAACGAAGAATCTACTTCTTATGATCTTTATACTAAATTCGAATCACTATTAAATGTAGATAATACTACTCAAATATACCACGTACAAGAAAATTCAAATGGATTCTATGAAGTATATTTTGGTGATACAGTTATTGGTAAGAAACCAGCATACAATAATATAGTTACTATAGACTATGTTTATACGCACGGAAAGGACGCTAACGGAGCTTCTACGTTCTCAATGAGTGATAGTATAGGTGGATTTAATAATATAACAGTAACAAAAGTAAGTAATGCAGCAGGTGGAGCAGAACAAGAAACAATAGAATCAGTAAGATATAATGCTCCAATCGCATTTACTTCTCAGAACAGAGCAGTTACTGCAGAAGATTATAGATCTATAATTAAAAAGAACTTTACAAATATAGCTTCTATTAATACATGGGGCGGAGAAGATCAAGCTATACCTGATTATGGAAGAATATATATTTGTATTAAACCAAACACAGCAGATACTTTAACTACAGCAGAAAAAACTTCTATTACTAATTCAATATTAAAAGGTAAAAACGTAGTTAGTATTACTCCAGAGGTTGTTGATCCTAATTATTCTTTCTTAGAATTAGATGTATCATTTAAATATAATGCAAACTTAACAGATAGAACAGCAACAGATTTAAAAACATTAGTTACAGATACAATTGTAGATTTCTCAGTAAATGAATTAAATAGTTTTGATGGATTATTTAGACATTCTCAATTATTAAGAACGATTGATTCATCTGATCCAGCTATAATAAGTTCAACAGTAAGACCTTACTTATTCCAAAACTATACTCCAACAGCAAATGTTTTAAACAATGTTACATTAACATTCCCAGGGATAATATATACTCCAAGTGGAGCAAGTGAATCTTGTATAGAATCTACAGGATGGGAAGATGGAAATGGAGTAACAAATTATTTTAATGATAAAGCAATCGAAGGATCTACAGATAGACAAGTATTTGCTTATAAATTAGTTGGAGATGTTAAGGTAACTACAATTGATAATTGTGGAACAGTCTCACCATCAACTGGATCAGTTACATTAAATAACTTTACCCCAGCGAATAATACAGCTATTCGAATAACAGTGATACCAAACTCATTAGATATAGCTCCAAAGAGAGATCAAATTCTTTCAATTGAAGCTACAAGATTAACCGTTACCCCAGAAGAAGATACAATTGCAACAGCTGGATCTTCTGGTTCTGTAGGATATACAACAACCCCGAGATTTAGAGATTAATAATGGCAAAATACGGATCAGATGCAACGAATCCGAACTATATTGAATCGGTTGCTTCTCTTAAGAGAAAAACAAAAGAAGATATTCGTGTTGATTCATTAATACCTGGTGATATATTAGCAAATGCCGATAGAGGTGATAAGGCTAATATAAAAACACTATTAGAAAAGTATTATGAATTCATGAATATGGAAGAATTCATTTATACAGATACTAAAACTTTTACAGATATAGTTGGTCCATCTAATTCATATTCAGGAAAAGGTAAATTAGCCTTTAGAATAAAAGATCCAAATAATGATAACAATGAATTTTTTCAGGGTAATGCTACACATACAGTAACTGTTGGAGGAGTTAGTATTCCTTTAACTGGAAATAGTGTACCAATTATTTCAAATGGTAATGAATTACCTGGAAGCTTAGCAAATACATCAGTTGAAACAGGTAAAACTATTAGTATTGATGATATAGATGCATCACATTTAAATAAAGTAGCTACATTATCAACAACAATTACAAATTTTGTTGGACCAGGACCAAGTTATATTCTAAATGCTATAGAAGAAGCAATGAATATAGATGAGAACACAGATGATTATTTAGAAATGATGCAAAAAGAAATAGCTGCTGTTATTCCTCGTAATTTATCTTCAGTTGAAAAAAGATCTCTATATAAAAATATCACAGAGCTTTATAAACTAAAAGGATCACAGGATTCAGTTGAAATATTTTTTAGATTATTATTTAATGAAAATGTTGAAGTAGATTACCCTTGGGATAAAACATTAATACCTTCTTCTGGTGATTGGGATGGAGCACAAAATAGATATTTGGATCATAAAGGATTTTTATCAGATAAAATTAAATTACAAGATTCAAAATACTATCAAAAGTTTTCTTATAATATAAAAACAGGTAAAAATTTATCTGATTGGGAATTACCTTTCGAAAGATTAATTCACCCAGCTGGGTTTATATTCTTTGGAGAGGTATTATTATTAACACAATTAACTCGTGCAGTATTAGGGGATGGACAAAGAGCTTCAGTAACAACCCCTGGTGATGGATTAGTTCAAGATCCAGATAATCCTGGATTACAATATAAATACTTAAATGTTTACCCAAGATCAAATAGAAAAACTCTCAGCTCTATGCCAGGATTACAGCCTGGGGTTATTGGTGCTGAGGACATTCCATTACTTGTAGAAGCTTTTGCATCAACATTCTTACCTAACTTTATAGCTAAGATTGATAAATCAGCAAACTTTTCTACAGATATAAGTGGTGGTCAAATATCAGCTATAAATATAGTAGATGGTGGATATGGATATGCTTCAGCTCCAACATTAACTATTACTGGAAATAATGGTTCAAATGCCGCGGCAACATGTACTATCGACAGTAATGGTGTAATTGATTCAGTAACAATAACAAATGCTGGATCAGGATATACAACTGCTTATACAGCAGCAGCTGCTAATCCAGATGCTGGTAAAGTTAAAACAATATTGTTAAGTAATCTGGCAGATAAAATATATACATCTGCTCCTACTTTAACATTTGCAGAACCAACATCAGTAGATGCAGATGGTAATCCTTTAGGAACTAATGTAACAGCAACGGCTACAGTACAATTAGATTCAGAGGGAGAAGTTTCTGGGGTAACTATTTCTGAATTTGGAAATGGTTATATTAAAGACCCAGTAATAAGAGTTGCCTCACCTACAGAAAGTGAAGGAAGAGGTAAAGATGTAGCAGAGATAGCGATCATTATGCTTAATCACGTGGCTAATGTTCAAGCTGGATCTTATGCATCTGGATTTAAAACTTTGAATGATAATAGTTATCCTGAAAGAAAGAATAATTATTATAGTACAAAGAAATTTAGGGATAACTATCCAATAAGCTTTTTTAGTGATAAAACCATTGGAACTAGTTATGAAAGTGATATAAATAGATATAACGTGAAAACAAATATTAATCAGGGATAAAAAATGACAGCAATAGTAAGTACACCTTTTAGAGTGGTTAATGCAGAAAACTTTAAGGAAGATATTGCCGGATCCTCAGTATATGTGGGTATTGGTAAATCGGACGTTTGGTCCACATCAACTTCTAACTTAACGGACGCATCAGTACCATTCACACCACAAGATCGTTTAGATGATCTTCATGAAGCATACCAAAATATGATTGGTATGAAAAAAATAGCAGCAAGTGATGTTTCACACATTGTTCCAAGACATACTTGGAATTCAGGAACAGTATACGTAGCTTGGGATTCAGATGATTCTGCAATATATGACAAATCGTTTTATATAATCACTTCTGAATTTAAAGTTTACAAATGCATATCCTCACCAGGAACAGCATCAACTGTAGAACCTACACATATTAATACAGATCCAACAGCGGAATCTGATAATTATATTTGGAAATATATGTACACAGTTACAGTTACG